ACTGGCTCTTGTTCACTTTGACGTCCGGGTCGCTGTGGACAGGGTAATAGTCCTGACGCATCCTTGACATTGGAGTACCGTGATGAGCCGCAACCACTCCAGCTGTATTGAAGTCGCGAAGCTCTCCGACATACTTTTGGAGAAATTCTCCCCGACTCAATGGGGCAGAAGGACGCGGCGCAAAACGGGTTGGGTTAGCCGTGTACTCTGACCAAAGCTGATCCGCCGTAGCGTCGGAGAATGCTTCGAAAGCCGCAGCAGCCCCTTTGAACTGAGTAAAGCGGTTGCCGATTGCCATATGGACCTGCGGGATCGCCATGCCACGAGTCTTGGCCCTTGCCGCGAATGTGTAGTTTCCAAAAAACGGGTGAGGTGGCGTCGTTCCGTGAAGAAGCGCGAAAAGGGCCTTGACCGCGACACGGGAAGAATCATCGGCGTTTACAGGTACTAGCAAGCGAGTTGACCCACAGACCGCTAGTTCGGTGTAGATCGCGAATGAAGGGTTAGTGTCGAAAAATACGGTCCACTGATGACCCTTCATACCGTCAACCATCCGTTTGAATATCAGATGGACCCACTCCCAGGGATCAGCCAGCCCAGGAAAAGGTGTACGGTTCGCTTCGTCATTGATAGCCGGCGCCATCAGCTCCAAATTGCCGTCACCGCTCAGCAGGTACAGGTTCGGCGAAACCTTATCGTTGATGGTCGAAACCTGCACCGAATAATTGCCAATAACTGGCGTGGTCCGATTGAGGATCGCGTCACTGATGTAGCCGACGACACTTTTTGGGTTAGCGAGTGAGCAGAGCTTTAAAAGCTCGCTTTCGCCTTTAATGCCGCCGCCCAAAAGAAGCATAGAGCTGTTAGCCTGAGGGCACATATCTACGACTAAGACGTTTTGATTAGGGTGCTTTTCCGCAAAACGGGAAGCGACGTGAAACGTGATGGTACTCTTTCCGGTACCGCCCTTGTTGTTCCAGATAGAATACGATTCCAAAACCCGTCCCCTCGGTTAACACGCCATTTGCGCCTGTCGGTTCACAAGCAACTGTTCGAATATAGGGTGCTGTTAGCAAAGCTCAACGAACGCGGGGCGCGCCCCTCAGATCGAACGCGCATCACTTCGAATGACGCACGCCCCCGACAGCACCTCACTCAAAGTGACACGCTACCCGCCCCTGCGACCACGCATACACGGTTGTGTAGTGCTTAAAAGCACGCAGTCCCTGCGCTCCTGACGACGCGCATAAACGGTTGTGTAACGCCCGTCCTGGTAGCAAGCGCGAGGGATAAAAGCGTTACGGGAGCGATATAAGCGTGGACGCCATCCTCTATATTCGTTGGTCAACCAAGGACCAAAGCGAAGGCGATAGTAAGGTCCGCCAGACAACGCTCGGTGAAGCGGTCGCAAAACGCCACAAATGGACAATAGCTGAAACTCTGATCGACCACGGGAAATCTGCTTACCATGGCAAGAACCGTGCAGCCGGTGGTGCCCTTTACGATATCGAAGAACGAGCAGCACGCGGTGAACTGTACGGCAAGGTCTTGATCGTTGAAGCGATGGACCGTCTAAGTCGTCAGGAACCCCTAGAAAGCCTGATGCTCCTGCACCAGCTAACTCAGCAGGGTTTGACGGTATGCGAGAGCAGCAGCGGCACGATCTATGACGCCAAAAAGATCAGCGAGGATTGGACCAAGCTGGTCGCCATTCTAGCCCGCGCAGCAGAAGCCTACGGCAGCAGTCACGAGAAATCACAGCGCGTCGCTTCCGCTTGGAGGCACACTCAAGCGGGCAACAAGACCAAAGAGGGCAAGGCTGATCCCCGGCTTTGCCCTGCGTGGATCGAGGTTGGTTCAGATGGCGAGTATCGGCCCATTCCAGCCCGTGCAGCCGTTATCCACGGCATGTTCCAGATGGCCGCAGATGGTCATGGTATCCGCTCAATCGCAGCCACGGCCAATGAGAAACGAGAAACGCTGAACTGGCCCGAAGCAGCGTGGGAACTCCGCAACATATCGACGATCTTACGGGCTCAAGATCACTGGCGAATTGCTCGATACGGCAATGGGTCGCGACACCTACACGGCGTTGAAGGGCGGTGCGATCAGCGGGCTATCGATCGGCTTTCGCGTAAGGTCTTTTAAAGTCCGTCAGACGCAGAATGAACCGCTTCGTACCATCACGGAAGCCGAGTTGATCGAAGTCAGCGTCGTCACACTTCCAGCCAACGTCAAAGCGCGCGTGCAAGCCGTAAAGTCGATGGGCCAGGAAATGAGCGTTCGCGATCTGGAAGCCCTGTTGCGCGACGTCGGTCTTAGCAAAAGCGAGAGCATTGCAGTCGCCAGCCAGTTCGAAAGCAAGAAGGAACTCGCCGAGACTATGGCCGTGGAGATGGCAATCAAGAGCCTGATTGGCAAAATGAAGGCCGCATGAGCGTCAACCGATAAGTAGATTACAAACCAAGCACGGAGGGATTCTGGCGTCGAGGTTTACCCAAAATAACCGAGACAAAGGAGCCCCTAATGGCCGATCTCAACGAAGTAACCTCGCTGGCAACAGCCTTTGAGGAGTTTAAAAGCACAAACGACCAGCGCCTCGCTCAGATTGAGTCCAAGGGCAGCGCAGATTACGTCACGACCGATAAGCTTGCAAAGATCAACGCGGATCTGGCTTCCTTGCAGTCCGCAGTTACCGACTTTGGCAAGAAGTCCAACCGCGTCGCAACCGGCGAAGGCTCGGCACAGGAAGACGAGTACAAGGGACTTTTCGACAAGTGGGCTCGCAAGGGCGAGCGTTATCAGGCCGATATCGAAGCAAAGCAGATTGTTACCAGCGATCAGACTGGCAACATCCTCGTTCCAAAGACCGTTGAGTCGGGCATCCGCGCCGACCTCCGCACCCTGAGCCCAATCCGCGCTGAAGCAACGGTAATCAAGACTTCGAACGACCGCTACACGTTCCTCAAGAACAACCGCGGCACTGGTACTGGTTGGGTCGGTGAGATCGATGCACGCCCCGAGACCGCAACTCCAACGCTGAGCGAAGTCACCATCCCCGGTGGCGAGATTTACGCTAATCCAGCAGTCTCGCAGCGCGCCCTCGATGACAGCCAGTTCGACCTCGAAGCATGGCTAATCAACGAAATCGTCAACCAGATGGCCATTGAAGAGAACAAGGCTTTCGTTAACGGCGATGGCGTTAATAAGCCCAAGGGCTTCCTCGCTGAAACCGGCCTGACCACCATCAAGACCGGTGCAGCAGCGGCAATGCCAGCAGGTGCTGACTACCTGTTCAGCATGATCTACGCTATGGAGTCGGCTTACCGCGCAGGCGCTAAGTTCTATTCCAGCGGCGCAGTTTCGTCCTCGCTTCGTACGATCAAGGACAGCACCGGAAGCTACATCTGGCAGCCTTCGCTTGTTCTGGGTCAGCCAGCAAGCATCGCGGGCTACGCCCATGTTGAGCTTGAGGACATGGACGCGGTCGCTGCTGGCAAGACGCCACTGGCATTCGCGAATATGAAGCAGGGCTACACGATCGCTGACCGCATCGGCGTTCGCACGCTTCGCGATCCTTACACGCGTAAGCCTTTCGTGCAGTTCTACGCGACCAAGCGCGTATCGGGCATGGTAACCGACCCCAAGGCATTCGTTGTTCTGAAGGTTCAGGCGTAAGCTAACCGCCGCAAGGCAAACGAGAGAGCGGGCGGAAACGCCCGCTCTTTCCAGTTCAAGGCTATTGATCGGCTAGCGAAAATATATTGTTGCTCATTAATTCACGACACGTACCTAGCTCAAAAATTGTTCGGAAACTCTGCCTCCTTCCTCCATCGACCAGCCTTTCTCCCGAGTAATATCGCTCAATCTCGCCAAATTCGCTAAGAAGCTTTCCACTTATTGCCTCGCGGTCTTGAGTCGACATATTGTAAGCAGTTGCAATAACCTGCTTGACACCTGACCCTCGATCGGGACTGAGAAGTTGTAAGTTTTGTGCAAGATACCCGAAGCCCATGAAAACGATCGTGTTGGCATCCTTTACGAGAGATCGTATTCTCTCTGTAGTCCCGGCGTCCGCTGACTCGGTATACGTCTTTATACCCTCTGCAACCACATTCAGGTCGACATCTCCAGAGCCTCCGAAAGGAACGTACTTTCCGTCATGAATGAGACTACCCACTTGGCCATACGCGTGTACGATCGTGGCTGAAGACAGCACTTTTGCCGCCTCATCCTCTATGCCGAAATAATCGCGTATCATACGTAATAGAAATAACTCTAAGCATCGATCATAATTAAAGACGATAAATGACACGTTGCTAAACAGGTTACCGATGTTCCCCCTATGATGTCCGGCTGTAAGAATTCGTCCCAGCGCAGGATACCATGTCCTCCTCAGTTTCTGGACGCCGTCGTCACCTTGAAGCGGACTTAGGTGGCTCCCCTGCTCCGCTTGTAGAATCGCCTGAGCTATGGCGAGCTTGCCCAGATAGACAAGGTCGGGGTCGTCGCGCTGAGACTCGAGATAGGTATCAATGGAACGGGCATAGGGAAGCGCTTTCCGCATCTGGATCGCCTTGTCGCGATAACCCTGCATTGGCGCAACCCAGTGGATGCCGTGATGCTCCTGCGCGCGCCTCATCAGTGGCACGAGAATGCCATCGTGACTGAAGCCGTGAGGGCCTGTGTTTGGCGCTAGGTGCTGCGCAATCGAGTCCATCAGCGTGTCGCCGCTAGGCAAACCTAATTCGCAGCTTGCGCCTGCACCGACCACGAAAACCGTATTCTGCCGAAACATTCCATCCCTCCGCCCGCGATCTTGCCCGCAACTAAGTATAGGATGGAAAACTCATCCGTCATCACATCGCAGGAAGTCAAAGAATGGTGCCGCATCGATGACGATGCCAACGACGCCACGATCGACCTTCTAATTCTCGCTGCACAGGATGCGGCTTCCTCATACACCGGCCTTCTACTCGAACCGCTGACCTGCCCCGCAGCGATCAAGCAGGCGATCGCCGTGTTCGTCGCGGACCTCTACGCCAATCGCGAGGGTCAGACCGTTGGTGAAAAGACGTTCATGCGTCTTCTCAGCCCAGAGGTTGCGACCAAGGCCGGAGCCGAGGGAACTCGAAAAGCCACCAACGTGATGCGCGATGCGGTCAAGAAAGCCGCTCCGCGTGGCGATCAGCCAACCAAACGCACATGGCGAAACAAGGATGGCTCGCAGGGAACGGCCGATTACGGCCGACTGCACGAGAACATCAAAAGCCGGAAGCAGCGCAGCAGGAAGTCGCACACCATCCGTTACGTGGTGACGACCGGAAGCGCCTTTTGGGGTCGTTTCTCCGAATTTGGCACCGAACACGAACCCGCGCGCCCGTGGTTCAAGCCAGCCGTCGATCAAGTCGCCGGAAAGCTGGTGGATGCACTCAAAACAGAACTCACGAAGGCCATCGCGAAAGCGGCCAGAAAGGCGGGCCGATGATCGAGTCCACGCTTACCAGATTGCTCGTTGCTGCATGTCCCCGAACCTACCGCGCAGTTTGGTAATCAGGGCACTGCAATGCGCGATGTGAATAAGATCGCGGCAGAGACCCGTAGCAGCGTCAGCGGTATCAGCGATCTATATGCCAAGTTCATGCCTACGACGAAGGAGTTGGGCAAAAGCCAGCTTGATAACGCCCGTGCGGTCGAGACATTCAGCAAGGCCATGAAGGTCAGCGGTGCCGATACCGCTTCGCAGATGTCCGCCACGTTGCAAATGGGTCAGGCGCTATCGGGCACCAACGTACAGTGGGAAGAACTTGGCGCGATCATGGACGCCAGCCCGCGTCTCACGCGCTTGTTCACGGAAAGCCTCGGCGTCACGCGCGGCGAACTCAAGAAAATGGCCGAAGACGGCAAGCTGACCAGTCAGATGCTCTACGACGCACTGACGAACAAGAAGATGACCACGCAGATTGATGCGGAATTCAAGGAACTGCCGAAGACGTGGGAAGAGAGCAAAACGCTCATCGAAAATGGCCTAACGGCCCTCGTTGGTGCGTTCGATCGTGGCGCTGGCATCAGCGATGGACTGGTCGATGCAATGGGCGAAGGCTCCGATGCAATGGACGTTCTCGCCCGTGAGGCAGAAAACGCCGGTATTGAAATCCGCGCGCAATTCGCCGGTCTCCATGATGCGTTCAATCCAATGGGCGACGGTGCCGCAACGGTGTTCGATCTGATCCGCAAGGATGCGGATTATACACGGGAAACGCTCGGCAACCTGCTCCGCTTTATCGACAAGGTGCATAACGCGTATGCCTCGATGGATAACTGGGGAACGAAGATCGAGAACGGCACCAAGCGCGTTTTGAACAAGGCCATCGACCGCGCTGGCGGTGGGCAGCACTTCGAAGAAAAGCCGCTTATTGCTGATTGGAACATGGGTGGCGACTACGACAAGGGATACCAGAAAGCCCGGCGTGGAGCACTTCGCAACCGCCTGATTCGTGGCATTCGGATGAATGGCGGCGACAAGTACAAGACGTTTTCCGGCAAGGGCCAGACCGACGAGCAGCTTATCGCTACCAGTCGCGGCGTACAGGCCGATGTTGCTGCGGGTCGCACGGTTGTTCGTGGCACCGGACACAGCACGCTCAAGCCACCTCCCGGTAAGGGCGGCGGCAAGGGCAAGGGTGGCGGTTCGGGACGCAGCCCGGCCGAGAAGGCCCAGCATGATGCTGAACGTCAGGCCGAGAAGGATCGCAAGGATCTAGAGGCGTTCACCAGCGATAAGAACCGCAGCCAGCGCGAGGAACTGGACAGCGCAGCAGCGTTGGCGAGCACCGCGACGCAGCGATTTGAGTTTGAGCGTCAGTCGCTTGAGCAAGACCGCAAAAGCCGCATGGATCAAATCGACAAGGACGGCCCCAAAGGCAGCAAGCGATATACCGAGGCCCAGGTCGAAGAGCTCAAGGCCATTGAGGAGCGGATCACCGCCAACAAGCGGCAGGCGATCAACCTACAAGAAGCGGAGTTTACCCAGCAGGAGGAGTTGAAGCTAAAAAGCGCCAGCATCGCAAACGCGGAAGAGCTGCTTCAACTCGACTCCAACATGGCGCGCACCGCCAAGGATCCCGGCCATAGCCATGAGTGCCGTCCTGCTAAGTACTCAATGCAGGACGAATTTACAGGAAACATCACCCTCAACAGGGCCGACACGTTCACGCTCGCCTTCAAATATGAGGACGAGAACGGACAAGCCCTCCCTCTCAATCCGGCCAATCTGCGTCTGCACGTTGGCAGTGATAAAAAGTATCTCTTCGAGCTCGCTCCCGTTGCAGACCCCCAGGACAACACAGTTGTCCGCTTTACCTTCACGGATGCTCACGCGGCGCTTCTTGGAACAGCGGAATGGTCTTGGATCATTCGAGAGTTCATCAACGGTGAACCTGACGTGCTGGCCGAGGGAGCAACGATCAGCGCAACGGGATTTGCGGTTCCCGTGGAAGCGGCCTGATGGGCAGCTTCACAGTCCAGAAGGTGCAAAGCACGCTGACGGTCCAAAAGGGCGCACCAGCGATCCTTCGCGTCGCGACGAAGACCATCAATACCGTCACCGTGAAGGCAACCGGCACGCGTGGACCCAAGGGCGAGCCCGGCGAGAGTATCCGCGGTGACGTCGGGCCAACGGGGCCGGTTGGCCCGAGAGGCGAACGAGGCGAAAGCGCGGACCTCACAGCAGTTTCCACACTGGCGAATCGTGTCGATGCGCTGACGAACACCGTTACCGATATCCGCAATCTCGCCCCCGAGGCCCTGAACGCCTTTTCGGAAGTCGCGAGCGCTCTCAATAACGATCCACAGTTCGCGCAAACGATGACGACCGCGCTGGGCAATCGCGTCCGCTTTGATGCCGTTCAGGCCCTCACGGCCACTCAGAGAAACGTAGCCCGAAGCAACCTCGATGCCGCATCAGTCTCGGATGTCACGGCCAAGCTGGCCATAGAAAACTACGTCAGGAGCCTCCAGGTCGTCATTGGAGGCAAACCGCCCGCCAACTCACTTCTCGGTGGAGGCATCACACCTCAGAGCGGCACCATTGATGTAACAGCCAGCAGCTTCCGGGCTGATACTGCGCCATCAGCGGAAACGGTATTCACGCTCAAGGTCAACGGCACGCAGCGTGGCACGATCACGTTTCCGGCCGGACAGACCGTTGGTGTCTTGGCCCTCACAGGCACCACGCTTGTCGCCGGGGATCGCATCGCATTCTACTCGGGTGCAACCGATGCCACGCTTGCTGGTGTAATTGGCTCGCTGGTGGTCCGCCTATGAACCAACCAGTCGTTGAATTCCTCAAGACGGCTGGACAGGCTCTCGCATGGACGGTTCCCGAAGGCGTTTACAAGATCCGAGCCGAAGCCATCGCGGCAGGTGCCAATGGCAATCCGGGCTCCAGTGCCGCCACTTCAAAAGGTGGTAGCGGCGGCGCTTATGCAATGGTTGAAATGGATGTCACGCCCGGTCAGACCTTTGATTACTTTGTAGGCAACGCGGTCCTGTTCAACACACCCAGGACTGTGACGTATTGGGGCAGTACGTCAATTCTGGCTGTTGAAAGCGGCATCAATACCAACACCTCGTCTAACAATAACGGTGGTGCAGTTCTTGCTGGCACTGGTTTCGCCGGTGGTACCGCGACAAACAATCGTCGCGGTGGTGGTGGTGCCGGTGGTCCAAATGGTCCCGGTGGTGCTGGTACTGAACGCGGTGGCGGCGGCGCTAATGGCGGTAGCGGTTCCAATGTATTCGACGGCGGTAACAACCGCTTTGGTACTGGTGGCGGTGCTGCGGCGGTCGATGGCGCCAGTCCTGCGACCAATGGCGTCAACGGGGGTGGTGGTGGCGGTGGTAATGGCACCGCTGCGCCATATGCTCTGGGTGGACAGGGAAGTCAGGACACAATCTGGGTATCCACCGTCAACGGTGAGAGTGCCGGTCCCGGTGGTGCAGGTGGTGCATCTTCGGGTTCGACCAGTGGTGGTAACGCGGGCGGCTATGGTGCTGGCGGCGGTGGCGGACGATCGCTGGGCACTGGTCGACACCAAGGCACTCCCGGTATCATCGTCCTGACCTACACAATCGAGCCAAGCGGGTTCTTGTACTCCTATTGGCTTTGAGGGTTGCCGAATCATGTTCCTGTTTTGTACCAAGGCGCATGGGTAACGTCCGCTTCCGATCCCTGAATGATTTTAGTCGTCAGAGCGCAAACGTGGGATGCATCTGCGGATCATGCGGCCATCGGGGAGTTGTGGACCGCGACCGCTTTGCCAGATGGGCATTCTTAAAACGCGTGAACGTCTCGTTGGAGAACCTGCCTCGTTACCTTCGCTGCACAAAATGCGGAGCAAGACCCGGTCGCATCGCACCAACTCCGCTTCCGCCGACTATTCCCCGATGGGGCTCCGATGACTATTTCAAACGGCTGCACCGCAAGCTCAGAGGCTGATTATGACGAGCAGACGACCAACGCGAGGCGCAACCAACAACGAGGCTAGTGGTCGCTTTAGTGCGGAGCAGCGAGAGCCCGATGGTGATTGGCTTGACGCCCGTGAGGCCATAGACGGCCCCCCGCCCAAGCTGCAAACCACCGTGCAAGTCCTTCATTCCAAAACAATTATTTCCTACAACCGATCCCCCGACATTCCCTTTGATCGCAGCGCACAACCGTACGTTGGCTGCGAGCATGGCTGCATCTACTGCTTTGCCCGACCGAGCCACGCGTTTCACGATCTGTCGCCCGGCCTCGATTTCGAAAGCCGGCTGTTCGCCAAACCCGACGCCGCC